AAGTATGAGGGGAACCTTCATAGAAATAGGCAATGCCGTCGCCACCGACAGTATGGCAGAAAACTTTGCGCTTCTTTCCGTCGCATAGCGTGACGGTCACTTTGTCCCCGAAGCGGAAGCGGGGCTCTGGCTCTTCATCCTGCAAGACCTTCTCCCAATCCTCTGAGGTAGTTTCACTGCACGTCTTTTGACTGCCGATTGGACAGCTTGCTCCTGGGAACGGACAGCAGGCAAAACTGAACTGGCTTGAGCCAGCTCCATGCTTCCTGCAAATTTCGGCAAGCTCCTTTGGCGAGTATTTCACACCAACCGTCAATGCCTTCATCTTCATCTTCCTCCATGCTCAAGGCTCCGGCGGGAGGACTTCCAGATGCGACTGAAATCCCGCCGGAGCCAGCCTCCAGCTTCGGGGAACCTCTCCCCGAAATGTGAGAAATGTTCCGCAGGGTATCCCGCCTGCGGTCGGGCGGGCCGAAGGGTTCACGGCCCAGTTCGCCGTTGCTCACATTCCTGCGCCGTCCCATGTTGAGCGCAGGCCTCCACGGGCGCGGGAGCGGATTCCTAGTCTTCGATTTCGCTGGGATACGGCGGTACCAGCGGGCCAGCCCAAAGCCTCTCGCCGTACTGGTTGCTGTAGTTGTAGAAGGCTTCAAGGCTCTGGTTGCCCACGCGGAGCTTTTTATGGCTGTTGCGCGTGATGTGGACAATCACCACCGCGACCTCCCTGCCCTTGCCTCGGGGCCGGAAGAGCGACCACCACCAGCCCGCCTGCGTGGGGAGCTTGTGAGTCCACTTCATGGCGCTGGCCTACTCCTTGCTTGCGATGCCTTCTTCCAGCGTCTCCACGATGAACTTCAGCGCCTTGATCATGGTCTGCACTTCGCTGTCGCCCCCGATTTCCACGCTGAACTCCAGCGCCTCGTCATCCACCTTGACCACGGTCGTGCCGCGACACAGCGTCTCCTTCATGCCGAAGAAGGAAAGGGAGCCGTCCCCGCCCGCAAGGCCCGTTGTGCCTGCGGCTACTTCCAGCTCGTTTGCGTATCCATGAATGGTCGTGGATCGACCCTTGATTCCGCGGTTAAGCTCGAACTCTCGTATGGCTTGCATCTTTGCCTCCAAGCAAAAGGAGCGCCCGTCTCCGAGCGCCCCTTCCATTGCTAAACTGCCAGATCCATGTGCAGGTTCTGCTGGATGAACATGACCTTCGCCGTTGCAACGTCCGGCGCTCTGCCGTCCCTCACCATGTCGCCGACGTACTGGCGGGCGGGGCCTTCGGGGATGTCGTTGTCGGCCAGGAAGTCCTGGAACGCATCTTCTGCGTTGGCCACGTCAATCTGCGCAGGCGCTTCCGGCTCCGGCATCTTGGGGGACGTCTGGGCCTCCTGCGCTGGACGGAACGCGGCGGGGCGCTCTTCCGGCTTCGGCGCTGGCGCTGGTTCCGGCGTGGGCTGGGCCTGCACGGGTTCCGGCTGGGGTGCGGGGGCCTGCTCGACTGCTGGGGCTTCCTGCGGGGCCTCTACAGCCACGCCCTGCCCTGCCTGCATCATGGCGTTCATGGCCTCAAGGGAGAGGCCCGCCTGTACAGGCTCGACGGCCTTGGCCTCGGTCTCGATGTACTTGGCCTCGGCGCTGAAGGCTTCGTCTATCTTGCTGGTCGGGAGCCACTTGCTGAGGCGGTGGATGGCCGTCTTGATGGCCATCGCCGGATAATGCGACTTCCAGACGGCAGACGGCCCAGACTTGCCGCCCGACATCGCCATGGCGGCGTCTATTTCCTTGCGGGTGACGAGGCGCATCACAGGCTCCCCAGACTTGAGCACGACTGCGGCGTAGGCTGCCACGATGTCGGCGGGGTTGCCCGTGCGGGCAGAGTTGTCGAGCAGGTCGATGTGGTGCTCGATGTTGGGATGAATGCCGGACGTGTAGCTGAACAGCCCCCTTTCAAGCTCGCCCTTGTACACCACATCCGCATTGAACGATGCGATTGCGCCGGAGCGGTACAGAAGCTCCAGTACGCCCCTGTAGCCGAGCTGGAACTGGCATTCCATTCCGCGCAGCTTCGTGCTCCAGCGGGGGATCAAGTAGCAAAGCCCCGCTGGCGTGTTGGGTTCAAGGTCGAGCTGGGCGCACGTCATCATCGCGCCCAGGATTGAGGCGGGGGAGCACTTCTGAAGCTCAGGCGACTGCCTGAAGGCGGTAACGCAGATTCTGGCGAAGCGTTCTGCCCGCTTCTGCTGCTCGGCAGGCGTAGCCCCGCCGATGGCGCGGGCGAACTCGCCCTTCATCTGCATGATCTGGTTTTCGAGGCTCACTGCAGGGGCCTGCTGGCCTCGCGGAGCGGGCGCATACTGCTGACTCATGGTTTCTCCTTAGAATGGGGTGGGGGACAGTTCGGCTTCTTCGGCGGCCTTGCGGTAGACCCATGCTGGCAGGTCAATCTCTACCAGTTCGTCGGCGTAGGACGGCCAGACGCCCGTCTCTTCGCACTGGCGCAGAATCTTCTCGGCGCGGTAGCAGTCCTGCAGACCTATCAGCGAAGCCTGTTCCGACATCTTGACGGCCGTGCAGAGGTACGGGGGCTGGGTGGACACAGCCACGAAGTAGAAGCCCAGCAAAGGCTCCCTGTAGAGGCGGTCGTAGCCGTCGCTGTACCACCCTGCCTGCCTGTGCCATCCCCACTTGAAAGACGTGCGCTCCAGCTCCTGCTGGCTAACGGGGCCGGACGTGGTCTTCAGGTCGATGATGATGCGCCCCTCCGGCAGGGACGCAATGCGGTCTGCCCTGCCCTTGCACTGGCGGGTGAAGCCGTCGTCGGTGACAAGCTCCCACGCCATGCTGACTTCGCTTTCGCCGGGAAGGCCCAGAAGCCACGAGCAGGCCTTGTGGGCGCGGACGTTGGCAAGCATGGCCTGCGCCTTGTCCCAGTCGGCCTGCGAGACAATGGTCTTGCCCTGTTCAAGGGCCTGCGCCTTCTCGGCCTTTCCTGTCTTGGTCGTGCCGGAATTCTTCATGACGTGGTATCTGGCCTCGACCGTTTCCGGCTCTAGGATGACGCTGTGGACCAGCGTCCCGAAAGCCATGGGCGCGGTCTGCTCCTGCGGATTGTCCCTGTCGAGCTTGTACTCCAAGGGACAGCGAAGGAGCTTCTCAATCGCCGTCTTGTTCAGCGCCGCATAGGCATGGTAGTCCTTTGCTGGCATGTTGGTGCTTACCTCTTGCATGGCGACTCCCTTAGATGCTGGCGAGGATGTCCAGCGTTGCTATCTTGCTTTCCGGAACCTGACGGCCAGTTTCAAACGCGCTCATATGCCGTATCAGTTCCGGAATGCGTTGAATTATATTAAATTTCTCGTCTGGCTTCAATCCTAAATGCCTGCAAAGATAAGAGATGTACTCCTCATGGTTGCATGTGCTGAATCGCTTCACTATCCCCTCTATAGTCGAAATGCCGTGCCGGAGGTAGTAGCTTCGCAATACCAGCGCCCCTGCGCGGAGGCTGTATTCCGGTGCCTTCCAGATGGCGTGGCCGTGCCTGTCGCGCCCCACCTGCCCCTTCCAATAGGAGTCGGTGGGAGCTTTGACGTTGAGCCACGAGTTGGCCTTGCGCGAGAGGGTGCCAGCCCTGCCGACTTCCTGTTCGGCAAGTATCTGGCGCTCCCTTTTCGTGAGGCCCTTCCTTGCCTCGGCGATGCGCTTTTCGGCGTCTGCAAGCTGGCCCCGCGCTACAGCCAGACGGTCCTTGAAGTCTTCTGCCTGCGCCCTGTAGGCCAGCGCGTCCTGCATGTACCGCTGGGCGCTGGAGACGGCCTTGTGGCCCACGAAGACGCCTCCGCAGGCCACGCAGATTGATGCCCCCGCGAGGAGGGCGAGAAGGCTTCTACTTGCTGGCATGACGCTTCCCTGCCTTCGGAGCGGGGCGCTTCTCGCAGCGGACCGTGACACCCTTGAAGGGCTGGATGCGGTGCTCGCGCTCGGCCCAAGCCCATTCCTGGGCCATGAGCTTCGCGTCAGCCTCAGCCTGCATCATGCAGGCATCATAGGTCTTGTAGGAGGCATCGTCGGCCTCCATGGGGCCGGAAGCCATGAGGAACGTGAACACTGCCGTGTAGACAAAACTGGCTGCCATGGTTTATCTCCCTTGTGCTTGTTGAGTATTGTTGATGCTCAAGCCGAAGGCCCTGCGGTTCGCTCCCGCGGGGCCTTCAAGCATCTGGACTAGCCGATGCGCTGGAGCGAGATGCAGGCGCGGTCGAGCAGAATGCAGGCATCGCTGAGGGCGTTGATGTAGTCGGGGTCGTCCTCGGCCCCGTCCTCCACGGCGTCCTCTTCGGCGTCCGTGAAGGAAGCCAGCTCCTGCAGGAGGTCGGCAACGCGGCCGCGCAGGATTTCTGCCTGCGAATAGTTGAGGCTCTTAGGCATAGGCCGCCTCCATCTCGTCAAGCGTGTGGGTGAACGGTTCCTGTTCGGCGTCCTCCTCCGTCTCAACGGGCTGGACGAGGTAGATGCAGGGGTAGAGGCCACCATGCCTGCGCTCAACGCAAAACCCGTTGCCCCGCCCGTCGCGGTACACGGCGCGGCCGAAAACGTCCCGCCAGTTCGCTGGCGTGCAGTCGATGCAGCCGCGCAGGGCGTCCTGTGGAAGCGCCGTACCTTCGCCCCTCATGTCGAGGACGCCCCAGCCTTCGGGGATGCGGATGCTATGCTGCGGCATCTTCGTCCTCCTCTTCTTCGGGGAGATGGGGAAGCGCTCCCGCCTTGAGCATGGATGCCAGGTGGAAGCGGAAAGACAGGATGGACTCGCTCTCAGCGGAGCCGTAGGGGAGCTCGCAGGCGATGTCGAAAAGCTCTCCGAGCATGTCCTCAAGGGTCGTGCGGGCGTCTTCAAGGCGCTCTGATATGGTCTTCTTCATGGTGTTTCCCTTGGATGTTTTAGGCCGCCCCCGAGATGGAGACGGCCCTGTATGTGGAATGGTTGATGTAGTCCGGTTTCGCGTTGGTCGCCCAGCTTTGTCGTGCTGGGCGTCAGGTCTTTCGCGCCTGCTGCTGTCCCTCGCCTTCCGTGCGGCTCAACCCAGTTTCGCTGGCATTGTCTTTGGAGGGAGCCCCCTTGGGTCGGGGCGGTATCTGCCTTGGGGAGGCGCTTTGGCCTTCCTCCCCGTTGGCAAGTTCAAATTAGCGTAAGCTAACGAAGAAGGCAAGAGCTTTTTAGCATTCGCTAACATTTTTCTGCAAAAAAAACCGGAACCCCAAGGTAGGGCTCCGGTAGCTTGTCCTTCCGCTTTTGTGACCGCCGCTCTAGGGGTTGAACCCTATGCCTCCTTGGCATGTGAAGCGCTCCCATGTGCTGATCCAGTGATGTGGAGCCTGTGGCCAGTAAGGGGCTACCTGCTTTGAGTTATATTTTAAGGCGGCATCCATGAAGGCGCTCTCCAGCCTCGGTTCGTAGTTGACGAGCTGGAGAGGATTTTCCTTGTTTGCCATTGACAGGAGCATTCGGCTGGAAGCCCTGTGCTCGATTGTATAGAGAAAGGTCTGGAACTCGCGCCATTTCACCTTGAGGCAGATATGCCTCTTGGCCTCCATAAAGAGCTTGGAGTCTCCGCGGATCATTTCTGCTACTCCCTTCGTGATGGCCTTTTTTGGAGGTTCAAGGCCGACTGACGCCAGCACGGACTTCATCTGCTGGAGCGTGGTGTACTGGTAGATGTCGTATTCCGGCTGAAGCGCGTAGGGGTCTGGCTTCGGCGAGAAGCCCGTAGGCCGCAGGCCAGAGAAATAAAGCTTGCGCCAGTATTCATACTCGCCCCAGTGCCACCATGGGCGCTCCTGCAGGTGTTTTTCGTAGGCCATGGCAACCATGGCGGTCTGCACATCCCAGCCGCCGTTTGTTACTTTGGAAGCCTTTAGGTCAAGGAATAGATCCTGCCTTTCAGCGGTCGTAAGTGGCTGAATGTCGCAGATGGCGATCCATGCCTGGTCCAGCCACTCTCTTGCTACGCTCCCTTCGGCTATCTGCCCGATCGGATTCATGCTTACCTCCCGTCCATATCTGACCATGCCCATACGACATGACCTCCGACAACCCTGCGCCAGTCGCCTCCGTAGTCCTTCTGCAGGGAATAAACCATCGGTGGATTTTCGGCGGCGTTGTCTGAGTAGAACGTGATCTGCCAGTCCCGCTCCTCGCGGAGCTGGCGCGTGGAGACACGCTTGATCATGCCTGCGCCGTCGGGGTCGATGGCAAGCATTATGCGCCCCGCCTTCGAGCAGTCCAGATCCTGCCTGTCCACCAGCACGATGTCGCCTGGGCGCAACGTTGGCACCATGGACGTTGAGCGCTCCTCGATCCGCACGGCAATGAGGTCGCGCTTGCCCATGACGGCCCGCTGGTGCCTCCAGACAAGGAACCACGACAGTAGCTGGCCCTGCGGTATGACGCCCGGACCAGCGCCCACTTCCTCGACAAGGGGGACAGCAAGATAGTCCTCGACCGATGGCTTCTGCGCCTGCCCTTCGCCAGCAGGCACGATCTTGGCATCCACGAAGCAGACCTCACGGGATGCTTCAGCGCTGGTGGCGCTTTCCCGCAGGATTTTTGCTCCGGCGTTTTCAAGCGCCGTCCAGAGGGGCGCGTTCTTCTGGGCCAGCTTATCCTTCTTCAGCCAGCCAAACAGCGTTACAGGCCCAACGCCAAGCCTTCGGGCCGCCTTGGATTGGTTGCCGTCCTCTTCGTCGATGACGTCCTGCAGGATCTTTTTGATGTCGGATTCGATTCCCATGGTGGCCTCCTTGCCTCCTTTTATCAGGGTTTTTAGCGTTTGCTAATTTGCGTAGGCAAAAACTCTTGCCTTTTTCGTTAGCGTAAGCTAATAACCTTTGCCATGAAAACACTTGCTCTCGACATCAGGGACTTTTTGGCCCGGACGGGAACATCCCAGAGCGCCTTTGCCAGGGAGGCAAGCGTTCCCGCAGTCACCATCTGGCATCTGCTTCACGGCACACGGCGGTATCTCCGGTCCGACACCTACGACAGGATCAGGGATGCTCTGGCCCGCCTTGAAGCTGAGGCAGCCGCCAGCCAAGGCGGCAAGGGAGCCTAGTGGCCCGACCCTACGCAAAATTCTGGAGGGACTTGGATATGGCTGGCCTAACGCGGAACCACAAGGCCTGCGCCCTCTACTGCCACCTCCTCTGTGCCGCCAGCGTGACGGCGCGGAGAGTCCTGTTCAACGGCACGGCTGTCAACATCCAGCCTGGACAGGTGGTTACTAGCAGGAGCGAGCTTTCGGCATTTCTGGGGCTCACGGACAAGGAAGTTCGCGTGGCTATCAGCACGCTGGAAAAACTTGAGCTTATAGCCGTCAAAGGGGCCAACAAATACACCTTGATAACCCTTAAAAATCCAGACACTTGCGAGAACGAAGGGCCAACAGACGGCCAGCAAATAGGCCAAGAAAGGGCCAAGTCGGGGCCGACAGGCGGGCCAAGCGAGGGCCAGTCTTTCTATAAGGATATAGAATGTAGAAAAAGAATGGAGAATGAATCTCTTTCTTATAGCGCATCTGGCGATGCGCCACGCGCTCAGAAACCCGCACCCAAGCCCAAAGCTGTTCTTGAAGGCAAGAGGCTGGAGAGCTTCGAGCGCTTCTGGAACGCCTTCGGCTACAAGAAAGGACGCGGAGGCGCGGAGAAGGCATGGGCTTCAATCCCCACGCTGACCGACAGCCTCGTGGACCAGATCTGCGAAGCCGCGAGGATGGAGGCCGCCCAGAGGCCAGCGCTTGAAGCGCAGGGCCGGACGCCCAAGTGGGCGCAGGGTTGGCTTTCGGAACGCAGGTGGGAGGATGATTACGACTCTGCACCCGTCCAGCCGCAGGCCCGTTCCGCATTCCAGCCTCAAGGCCAGCAGAAGACGTGGGACGAAATCAGGAACGAGAAGAACCGCCAGGCCTGCCTTGAAGCCTTGAACGAACTCTACCCCGAGCAGGGCCGCGCCCCGCAGGAGGAATCATATGAACCCGACCACTGGACTGCAGAAGTCCTCGAAGATGAATAGCCAGCCCGCGGAAAACCAGCGCAAGGCCGCGGCCCTTTTCGGCCTCGCCAAGATGTACAGGGAATCTCTCGACAGCGACATGGTGAAGGTCTGGATCGACCTGCTCTCCGGCTACACGGCGGCGCAGGTGGAAAACGGCGTCCGGCACTGCCTTCTGAACAAGCAGAAGCGCGAGATGCCTTCTCCTGCGGAGCTTATCGGCTTCATCTGCAAGGCAAGCGGCCTTCCTTCCCGTGTGGACGAGGCGAAGTCGCTCAGGGCGCAGGCCGAGGCTGAATGGGAACAGGTCAACGATCAGGTGCGCCGCGTCGGCTCCTACGGGAACCCGCGCTTCCATCCCACGACCGAGCGCGTCATCCGCTCCATGGGGGGCTGGGGCGCAGTCTGCGCGTGGGAGACCGCATCGAAGGAGTGGAAGCATAAGGACTTCGTGCGCCTTTGGCAGGACTTCCACGAAGTCGGGGACGCGATGGAGCTTGGAGCCTTCGGCGTCCAGCAGGCGCTTGCCGAGCGCATGAAGCAGCGCCCCGCAGAGCTTCCTTCCGGCTGGCTGAAGCGCATCCAGTAGGAGGTAGACATGCTCAACCGCACAACTTTCGACAGGGAGTACAGCAACCTGTTCGCGACCTTCGGCAAGAGCGCCCCGCACGACAAGCGCCGGGACGTGGTCTGGGAAGCCGTCCATGAGACGGATGATGTTTTCTTCTGCGACGCCTGCGCGAAGCTCAAGGAAGGCTCGTCCCTGCCCGTCAACCTCGTTGCCGAGTTCACCCGCGCATGGGACGTCTGGATGGCAGGACGCCGTGCGTGGCGCTCCGAGGACATCGACGCCTGCCCCGAGGGGTGCGATCACGGCTGGTTCCTGATGTACCGCACGGACGCGCCTATGGCCCCGTTCGCATACAAGTGCAGGTGCAACACGGATTCCAGATTCGCAGACATCCGCGCCTACACGAGGGCCGAGCTGGAACTGCGCCCAGAACTCTCGTTCGAAGACCCGTTCCGCACCCGCGCCCAGCGCGATGCGTGGCTGGCGAAGCAGGCGCAGAAGGCCGAGACGCCCGTCCATGCCGTCCCGCCCCAGCAGGCGCAGGCCTCTTCCGGCCTTCTCAGGAGGATGCCGTAGTGGCGTGGTCCGACCTTCCGCAGGTGCCGAGCAGGTGGAACGCGGGCCAGCCCCGATGCCTGCAGTGCGTCCATCTCCGCATCGACGATTCCGAGGCTAACGTCTACGCCAACGCATGGTGTGCTTTGATGCCCAGCTTCGGGTTCTTCAACGTGCATTTCGCCGCCTGCGTCCGCTTCGAGGACAGCGGGGTGGCAACGTCTCCGCAATGGAGGGCAAGACGTGGCTAGAATCAACGTGGCAGGTGCCGGAAGCGAGAGCCAGGAGCAGGCCAGCCTTATAAGCTGGTGGAAACTGGCAGGGCCGAAACTGGCCCCGAATGTGGTACTGGCGGCCATACCCAACGGCGGGGCCAGAGACGCCATCACGGGCGCGAGGCTCAAGCGCGAGGGCGTGGTCAAAGGGATGCCCGACTTGATCCTCTGCTGCGCCCGCTCCGGCAGGCACGCGCTTTTCATCGAGATGAAGCGCAGGAACGGACGGGTTAGCGAAGCCCAGCGCGACCTCTTTCCGCTTCTGGAAGCCCAGGGCTACGGCGTGGCCGTCTGTCGTGGGTGGATTTCGGCAATGGACACCATCAAAGCCTATCTGGCCGGAAACTGGGAGCCGAGCCGTGGCTGACCTCTCCCTTGAGACGCAGGGCTTCTTCCCCGGCAGAGGCAGGGGGTGGAGACAGTGGGAAGACGAATTCCTGAAGACCTTTGCCGCCGAGTTCGGCCTGCGGGTCTCCTCCGAAACGCTCCGCAGGCCTCCGGCAGACGTTGCCCTCCGCATCTCGTGGCTGGGCATCGCCATGCCCGCCGACAAGGTGCGCCTTGCTCCCCATGGACAGGCACCGAAGCTGGAGAAGAAGCCCTCAGCTTCCTCCGGCTCCAGGGCCGAAGCTCCCGAAGGCTGGATGACCTGCGGGCAGGTCGCCAAGCTTGCCGGATGCCGCGTAGACAGAATCTACTCCGCAATCTGGAAGAAGAAGCTCGATGCCCTGCAGGGTGACAGGGGCGTCTGGCTCATCCCCAATGACGCCGCCGAGGCTTTTGTTCGCACCTTAAAGCCGAAGGCAGAGGCCCATACGCCCGAAAAAGCCTCTGCGCGCCCCGTAGAGGCAAAGGAAAGCATTCCTGCAGTAGTTTTGCATGGGAAGCAGGAAGGTGCGCCAGAGAGGCGTCCAGAGGCCCAGAACGGGCATGTGCCGGAAAAGACGCAGGAGACGGGGCTGGATCTGGAATCCATGTCGAAGCTCGACATCCTTCGCGCCATCGCTACAGGCAAGCTGGAGGCCGTCAATGCCGGATAGGAAGGCGAACCCCATGCCCTGGACGCGGGAGGAGGACGAGGATCTGATGCGCCTGCGGGCGCTGGGCAAAACCTACGCCCAGTGTGCCGAGGCCATCGGCAGGACGCTCGGGGCCTGCGAGTCCAGATGGCGCACGCTGCACAGCCCGAAAAACCGTCCCGCCCCCGCCATGTGGACGCCCGAGGAGGACGCCTTGCTGGCTGAACTCTGGCATGTCCTGCCAGTGGAGCAGATTTCGGAGCGCACCGGGCGCTCGACCAAGGGCATTTACAGGCGGGCCACGAGGCTGGGGCTGACCAGCGGTGAGAGCCAGGGGCCAAAGAAGCCGTGGACGCCTGACGATGACGCCGTGCTGAAGGAGCATCTCGGCAGCATGACCTTCGCCGAGATTGGAGCGCTGCTGGGGCGTACCGACAAGTCGGTCAAGGCTAGGGCGCTCCACCTGTCCTTGCGCGGAGGGCCGAAGCCCCGCCTGCCGAAGCAGAAGGACCACATACGGAAGTGCCACGACTGCGGCAAGCCCACGCCGGACTACCGCTGTCCGGCTTGCTGGCGCAAGCTGCGGAGAAGGCTGGGGTGTCCTGTCGAAGAAGAACCAATCAACGAATAGCTGGAGGAAACAATATGGGAAACTCGCTTATTTTTACAGGCCTGATCCTGCTTGCCGGACTTGCAGGAGGGCTCATCGGAAGCGCCTGCGGGAAACGCAGGAACGCGCCTGACATCGAGGGGCGCATTGCTGAACTGGAAGACCGTCTGGACGCGCTGGCCGACCACTGCATGGAGGAGGCCAAGAAGCACAAGGCCCGCCTTATGTCGCTGGAAGACAGCATGGACGCCTTCCAGGCGCACGTCCTTGAGCAGGAGCAGGCTATCCACGCCCAGCTTGACGAGCACGACATGCTCATCGGCGAGACGCCTACGGGCGGCCTGCTGGGGCGCGTAGGGGCGCTGGAGGAAGCCGCAAGGAAGGGGGCGCAGGGTGAATGAGCCGATGGAAGGAAGCCGTGCAGAACTGGCGCATCTTCTGGCGTCTGATAAGGCGCTTGCTGTCGCCCCTGTGGCGGTTCCTGCGAAGAAGCGCAGGCTGAGCATCGGGGCGGCCAAGTACCTCCGCAGGGATAAGGAGCACTTCGTGTTTGTCTGGCATCTGGAAAAACGGAATTTGGAGGACTGATGACTAGAAAAGAATGCCTTGAGCAGGCCATGGGATGCGTCCTGAAGGACAGGAACAACGAGTACGGGGAGCCGGAAAACAGCTTCGACCTCATCGCGGACTTGTGGACGGCCTACACGGGGCATGTCTTCATCGGGAGCGATGTCGCCGCCATGATGGCCCTTCTCAAGCTGGCGCGGCTGAAGCGCAATGCGCGGCATCTCGACTCGGCTGTGGACTTGGCTGGCTATGCCGCATGTTTTGCAGAATGCGCCAGCGCAGAAACGGCACGGCCTGTACCGTTTGCATCCAAGGCCGAAGACGAGCCGGAGTTCAAGCCCGGCGACAAGGTGCAGGTTTATTTTCCAAGCATTGCAGAGTGGCGAGACGCCACCTATGTGAGCTTTTGCCAGATGGCTCGCAATTTATGGCGTCACGAAGTTGAATTTTCCGATGGTGGCCGCAGGTACCCTCTAAGGGAGCATGTCCGTCCTGCACCCAAAGCCGAGGGCTGCGAAGCCCTTGTCGAGCGTGACGCGCCCCAGACCAAGGAAGAGCTGATGCAGAGAATCGTGGATTGCAACCCAGCCACGTTTGGACGCGCCCACAAGCCTACGGGCGAGGAGCTGGCAGAAAAGGCAGAGGAGGAGACGCATGGATAGCGTTGAACGCTTCACGCTGGGCCAGCATCCGATGGTGCTGGACGAAAGGGAGCGCGATGTCATCGAGGAACTGCGGAGGCATGGAGACAGCGATCGCATTGCCCATGTGCTTGCTGGCATCCTGCACAGGCTCTCGAAGGCCCGCGAGAAGCATCCCCGCTATGCCGAGAACGTCTGGCACGGCTGGGGCTTTGTTGGGGAGGAGTTCGGAGAGGCAAACAAGGAATTGACCAAGGCCAAGGAAGGCTGGCTCGACCGCGCCGAGGAGGAGATGGCTGATCTGGTTGTGGTCACGCTCCGCATGATGCTCCGCGAATACCAGCACGGGGAGGACGCATGAGCCGGAAGAAGCCACCCTGCCCCGCCGAGCGATGGGAGCACGATGCCCGCCAGTGGCAGGCCGTGGCGAAGAGGCTGGCGAAGCTCTGTGCCGACCTCGTGGGGTGCTGCTGGGATGAGGAACGGACATGCCCCGAAGGCCAAAGCTGTTCAGCCTGCTGGCTCAATAGGGCTGTGCGCGAGACGGCGGGGAAGGATGTCAGCAATGGCTAGCCCAGATCGCATCGAGCAGGCCAAGCTGGATTTTGCCGACCTATACGGTCAGGTGGTCTGGCTTGCCGACAGGCTCTCCGAGGCGAGAATCCTGGTCAACCACGCCCAGTGCTGCAGGTGCTCCCGATACAGCTTCGAGGAGTGTCGCAAGTGCTGGTGCGAGGCTAGCGCAAAGGCAATACGGGAAGGGAGGCATTCAAGATGAACGAAAAGAGTCGCGTCTACGTTAGTCTCCCCGTGGACATGCTGACGCGAGAGCAGATGGAGAAGCTGCAGGCAGAAGTCGCTGGGGTGCTTGACCCTGCAACGCAGGAGCCTGTCTTCAACAAGGCCGTGTTCGATGCGCCGGAGGGCGAGCCTCTGAGGCTCTGGTGGCACATGTCTGAAGCGATGCTTCGCCTCGGCAAATGTGATGCCGTGATTTTTCCTCCCGGCTGGCACGGCTTCGGGTGGGTCTGCTCCGTCGAATTCGAGGCGGCTATCCGCACTGGCAAGCGGTGCTTCTACACTTGGCGCGACAGCTCCGGCACTCTGCGCCTGCTCCACATGGGCCACTGCGGAGGGCCGGAAATAATAGGGGAGGAAGAATGATGACGGAAGAACAGAAATGGGCGCGGAAGTGCATCCACACTGGATTTCGCGTGCTGGCGGCCTTCGTCGGCGCGTTCATCGGGCTGGCGATTGTCCGCTGGCTGGGATGGTGGTGATGAGCATCCAGATCCCCTCGTGGCTCCTCTGGACGTTCGCCATCCCTTTGGGCGTCCTGGTCTTCTGGTTCACCCTGCTCTGCCTGTGCCTGTTCTGGGCGTATGTAAGGCGGCCGAGGTGAGTCCATGCCCCTGCTGCGGGTGCGAGGATGTCTACGTCGCCGACACCGCCGAAGGCGGCAAGGTCGTGGCCTGCCCCCGCTGCGGCATGTCGGGACCTGAGAGCGTGGACGGGGATGCAAAGGAGGCCAAGAACGGCTGGGAATACTTGCATGGCAAGATGTGTCGCAAGTGCTCCCGCCATCTGCTCCGGCGCATCCGCGAGCTCAAGGCCGAAGTCGAAGCCCTCAAAAAACGCGAAGCCCCTCCAGCGTAGGGACTCTGGAGGGGCCAAGAGGGGCAACGATGAGCGCATCTCTAAGGAGACCAGTATGCCAGTTCTCTCTGATTCAGGCGGTGCGCCAATCATGCCCGAAACATCTATTTTTGACAATACCATGCCCGCGGGGCATATTTGCGGGAAGCCGGAGAAAAACTGCATAGCGCACGCACATGGAGGTGCAGGCCATGATCGATGAAGAACGGATCTTCAAGTGGCTGGAGAAGGTCGAGGGCAAGATGACGAACCGGGGCTATATCCCCTGCTACGTCAAGGCTAACAGGGCAAAGAAAATCAACTACTACGGAGCGGTCACGGGGAAGCCGGAGCTGTTCGACCCGATGGGCGTGTCGGGCGTCACGATTGGCGTGGGAGTGGATCTGGGCCAGCAGACCGAAAACGACCTCCGTCGCTGGGGCGTTTCGGAGGCGCTTCTGGACAAGATCCGCTTCTACATCGGCAAGGCTGACGCGAAGGGCGCACGGGCGCTCTATGAACGCGCACTGCTTTTGACCATCGAGGAGGCCCGCGCCCTGACCACCGCAGAGCATCACGGCTACATGGTTGACGTCGTGCAGCCCCAATGGGACTACCGCTACGCCAGAAACGGCAAATACGCCGACCTCCCATGGCAGGCCCAGTGCGTCATCTACTCCGGCGTCTACCAGCACGGCTGGAAGGGATACCGCAACAGGGCAGAGCATACGCTGGAGGCGCTTGAGGCCCACGACTGGCCCCGCGCCGTCCGCAACCTCCGTTCCGGCGTCAAGGGCTGGGGTGCCGACTACTGGCAGAGGCGCAAGATGGAAGGCGACCTCCTCGCAGAGCTTTGCTAGCGGAGGCCCAGATGACAGACGCCGGAGACATCGGAGACGTTTCAATGTCTGAAACCATACACGACTTTGGAAGCATCCTCGGAGGCGTAGTATCAGCCCCGTGGCTCAAGGGAGGCCTCGCCTGTGTCGCTGTGGCCTGCGAAGCCATGGGGCTCCCCCTCGACCTCGTGTGGGCGCTGGTGGGCTTCTTCGTGGCCGACTTCGTGCTGGGCATCTGGCTGGCCGCTCGGATGCGGACGTTCTCGCTCCGCAAGTTCGCGCGGGGCTTCGCCAAGATCCCCGTCTACACGCTGGTCTTGGCGATAGCGTGGGTGTGCCAGTACATCGGCCAGCACGTTCTCGGACAGACCGTCCCCGTCCCGCTCTGGGCCTGCGCCTACCTGGCCATGCACGAGTCAATCAGCATCCTGACCAAGTGCGAGGCGCTGGAGCTTCCGGTGCCCAGCCTGCTCCGCAAGGCCCTGCACCGCATCAACCACGCCGCGGAACAGAAGGTCGAGGAAGCGCTGGACATCATCGACAAGCCGGAGCCAGACAAGGGTGAGGACGGGGCGTTCAAGAAATTCTGAGGAGGAACAGGTGGAAGGATTGAAGGTCGAGCAGTGGCCGATTGATAGGCTCATCCCCTACGTTAGGAACCCCAGGAAGAACGACGAGCAGGTGGACAGGATGGCGTCTGCCATCAGGGAGTTCGGCTTCCGCATCCCCATCGTGGCGAAGTCGGACGGTTCGGTTGTAGACGGCCATCTCCGTCTGAAGGCGGCGCAGAAGCTGGGGCTGAAAGAAGTGCCAGTAGCCCTCGCGGACGAGCTGACCGAGGCGCAGGTGAAGGCGTTCCGCATCCTCGCGAACAAGAGCGCCAACTGGGCAGAGTGGGAACCTGATTTGCTCAAGCTGGAGCTACAGGAGTTGCAGGAGCTCGACTTTGATTTGGAGCTCACGGGCTTCGAAGCGGGCGAACTGGCCGACATCTGGCTGGACGGAGACGGCGGGGACTTCGACCCTGACGAGAATGCCGAAGCCACACGCCTGGACGAGACCACGCCTAAGATGGCGACGTGTCCGCATTGCGGGCATGTTTTCGAGTTGAAGGAGTAGCCGATGGCAGATGCGATGCCGGAACTCAAGTGCGCGTGGGCAAGCCACGAAGCCGCCAAGTGGGCCTGCGAACACTGGCACTATTCCAAGTGCCTGCCTGCGGGCAAGCTGTTCAAGGTCGGTGCGTGGGAGGACGGGCGCTATATCGGCGTGGTCATCTTCTCACGGGGGGCGAATAACCATATTGGCAGTCCCTACAACCTAGAGCAGACGGAATGCGTGGAACTCACCCGCATCGCCTTGAGAGACCATCGGCATTTCGTTTCCGAGATTATGATGCAGGCGGTTCGCAAGCTGAAGGAGACGAATCCCGGTCTGCGCCTTGTGGTGAGCTACGCTGACCCCATGCAGGGCCACAATGGCGGCATCTATCAGGCTACCAACTGGGTATATGTAGGTACGGCTACGACACAGGGCTATTGGAAAATCAACGGGCATCTTTTCCACAAAAAGACCATAAGCTCCATGCAGCCAAAAGGAATGAAGCAGTCCCAGTTTGTCTTAAACAAGTGGAAGAACGCAGAATATGTGACTGTCCCAAGCAAGCACAAATACCTCATGCCCCTCGACCGCAAGATGCGGAAGCAGATAGCCCCGCTGGCGAAGCCGTACCCGAAGAAGACTGCGGAAGACGCACAGGTCAAGGAAGAACGCGGAGGGTAGCCTATGGCGAACGAGCAGAACCTCAAGCCCCAGAACCAGCGAACAAAGAGCGAGCAAAGAAAAATCGCTCAGATGGGCGGCATCGCCTCCGGCGAGAAGCGCAGGCACCAGCGCGACCTCCGCGAGGCCGTGAAGGCCCTGCAGAGCGTCGTGGTTCCCGTCAAAGGCGGCGGAGACGGCCTGACCTATGCAGAGGCCATAGCCCGCGCCGTTGGCGTCAAGGCCGCGCAGGGCGACCTCAAGGCCGCCGCCATGTACTGGGAGTGGATGTATGGTAGGCAGACCAAGGTGGACGTCACCAGCTCTGACGGAAGCATGAGCCCTGGAAATCAGATCAACCTGGGTGACCGCACAACCGAAGAGCTCATGCAGATGTTCAAGGCGCTGGGAAGCGGAAGCGGAGATGGACAGGGAACTTCTTAGAAAGGCCCTCCGGCTCCAGATCTGCAGGCAGTGCTTCGGGGCCTTCGTCCAGCACGTCCAGCCCGGATACCTCATGGGCTGGGTTCACGAGCGCATCTGCGCTGAGCTGGACAGGTTCCTGCATGACGTGGTGGCGAAGAAGTCGCCCCGCCTGATGCTGACCATGCCGCCCCGCCATGGAAAATCGACGCTGGCCTCACGGTGCTTTCCGGCCTACGCCTTGGGGTGCTATCCTGACATGAGCTTCATCGCGACCTCGTACAACGCCGCGCTGGCATCGCGCATGAATAGGGATGTCCAGCGCATTATAGATAGCCCCGAATACGCCGAGATCTTCCCTTGCACCCGCCTTGCCGGAATGGATGCAGGGACAAGCGGAACGTGGCAGCGCAACACAGAGTTCTTTGAGGTCGTGGACCACAAGGGCGTTTACCGCTCGGCGGGCGTCTCCGGCTCCTGCACAGGCCACGGCGCGGACATTATCTGTTGCGACGATCCGGTCAAGGACCGCGCCGAAGCCGACTCGCCTACCATCTCTCAGGGCATCTGGGAGTGGTATACGTCCACGCTGTACACCCGTCTGGCTCCAGGCGGCGGCATCATCATCATCCAGACCAGGTGGGGGGACACAGATCTCTCCGGCCGTCTTCTGGAAGCGCAGGCCAAGGGCGAAGGCGACGAATGGAGGGTTATCAACTTCCCTGCCGTAGCCGAGCAGGACGAGGAACACAGGAGGAAGGGCGAGGCGCTGCATCCCGAGCGCTACCCGCTGGAGGCCTTGGAGCGCATCAAAGCGGCCATCGGCACCCGAGATTGGGAAGCCCTCTACCAGCAACACCCTGTGCCGGACGGAGGCGCGATATTCAAGGACGAATGGCTCCAGCGCGTCTGGCTCCCCAAAGACCTGCCCGCGAGGTTTGATGCCGTCATCATGAGCTGGGATCTCGCGTTCAAGAGTACGGACGCCAGCGACTTTGTAGTGGGCCAGCTTGTCGGCAGATACGGGGCCGACTACTACATCCTCGACCAGGAGCGCGGGCGCTGGAGCTTCACCGAGACCAAGGCCAAGGTAAAGGAGCTTGCCGAACGCGCCCGCGTCCGCTTCCCCCGCGTTGCGCCCCGCATCCTCATCGAGGACAAGGCAAACGGCCCTGCCGTGATAGATGCGCTCAAGCACGAGGTCTCCGGCATCGTTCCCGTAGAGCCCGACGGAAGCAAGGAGGCCCGCGCCCACGCCATTACGGCGCTCTTTGAAGCTGGCAACGTCCTGCTCCCAGACAGGAGCCTTGCGCCGTGGGTGGATGAGTACAGGCTGGAGTTGACCCGCTTCCCCAGCGGGGCGCACGATGACCAGGTGGATGCCACAACGCAGGCGCTCCGATACCTCTCCGCAGGCCACCGCCTCAACATCGCTCCCCAGCTTCAGCGCCAGCTTCAGGGCTTCCGCTTCCGCAGGTAGCAAATAGATTTGACATCGTATGCGGAACATGCTACCGACTACACCCAAAGGTAGCAAGAAATTATGGGCATAGAATCCTCCACAGGCTCCACGCTCCGCATCTCCTCCGGCGTTCGGGATGCCCTCGGCTTTTCCAGCGCGGGGCGCGTTCCCACGCTGGACGAGGTGCGCCGTGCGTATGGACCTCCGGCGACGCTCGGCGCACCCAACGAAGAGACGGTGCTGGCGATGGACAGGGCCATGGAGGACAGAGGCGTCTACACGCTCCTGCAGCACGGCTTCGAGCTTGGCCAGTACGGTGCAGCCAGTAATTTTCTCGGCTACGGGGCGCTCCAGAACATCGCCCAGAACGGGCTGATCCGCGCCTGCATCGAAACCGTTGCGGATGACATGACCCGCAACTGGGTCGAGTTCCAGCAGGAGGGCGAGGACGATTCCGAAGACGGCGAGGCGCAGGAACGCCTTGAGCGTCTGGAGAAGGCCGTGAAGCGCCTCGACCTGCAGAAGGTCATGCACCGCGCCGCCGCCATGACGGGCTACTACGGCGGGTGCCTGCTCTACCTCGACACAGGCGCAACTGGCCCAGACCTCAAGCTTCCGCTCTCGCTGGAAAGCTGGAGCAGGGAGGCCAAGCCGGGGTTCCTCAAGGGCGTCCGCGTAATCGACCCAGTGAACTGCTTTCCTGGCACCTACAACAGCACGGACCCGCTTCGCGCCGACTACTACGTCCCCAAGATGTGGTGGGTGCTCGGTCAGGAAGTCCACGCCAGCAGGCTTGTCCGCGTCTACGCCAACGAGCCCCCGCTCCTGTTCCGGCCCAGCTACAATTTCTTGGGCATCCCCAAGGCGCAGATCCTGTGGGACTACGTCATGCACTTCCAGGACAACCGCGACTCCGTGAACAGGATGATGGGCAAGTTCAGCCAGCTTGTCTTCAAGACGGCCATGACCGACATCCTCACTGGCGGCGCGAACGACCTGTCCGGCCTCATGGCCCGCCTCGCCATCATGGCGCAGAACCGCTCCAACGACGGCGTCATCGCCGTGGACAAGGACGCCGAGGACGTTGTGAAGGTAGAGACGCCCCTCGGCGGCATCACGGACGTTCCGCGCCAGAGCCTGGAGTTCGTGGCCGCCATCAACGGGACGCCCGTAGTCAAGCTCCTCGGCATCTCGCCCTCCGGCTTCAACGCCACGGGCGAAAGCGACCTGCGGAACTACTACGATCACGTTCTTTCCCAGCAGGAGGCCGTGCTCCGTCCCGCCCTTCAGCGCGTTCTGGAAGTCCTGCAGGTGAGCCTGTTCAAAGAGGTGGACAGGAAGATTGGCTTTAGCTTCTGCAGTCTCTCCGAAGATGACGAGAGCGCCAAGGCCATGACCCAGCAGACGCGCATCAACAATCTCATGGCCCTGCTCGACCGCGACGTCATCAGCCCCGAAGAGGCACGCCAGATTCTCATCTCCGACCCCGACTCAGGCCTTGACGGCCTCGACCCAGAGCTTCCCGAAGAAGCCGAAGGCGATGACATGCTTATGCAGGGGCCTGCCATTTCAGGCCAGCCCCAGATGCAGGAGCGGGAGCCGTCCGCGTCAGCACCCGCAAGTCCCGCCGTGGCGAACACGGCCTTGAGGATGTAGCTCATGGCAAGGCGTCAGCAGGACAAGGTTCGCACTCTCAGGGCTGTCAACGCCAACCCCGGCATCCGCGCGGTCTACCGCAGGGCTCTTCGCTCCATGGTCCGCGCCATGAAGGAGGACTACGAGCACAGGCTGTCGGAGCTCTACAGCGTGCTGGAGCCCCGCATTGTTGGGGACGCCAAGTGGCGCTCTCCGCTTGAGCGGATGCAGGAGGCGCTGGACAAGCTTTCAGACAGGTGGACGGCAAAGTTCTCATCCCTGGCCGACAAGGTTGCTCCCCGCATCGTGAAGGACGTGCTCAGTCGGACGGTGAAGGCCCGCAATTCTTCGCTGAGGGATGCTGGCATCAGCATCCCCCTCAAGGACAAGGACTTGGAGGGGCGCCTCGCAGACGAGCGGGTGCAGGTGCTTGTCGAGGCCAACGTGGCGCTCATCAAGACCATTCCCGCAAAGCTCCATGGCGATGTTCAGCAGATGGTCACGGACGCCATGACCTTTGGCTGGCCTCACGAGAAGCTGACGGAAAAGATAGCCAAGACCTTTGGCATCTCGGAGCGGAGGGCGGGCGTAATTGCCCGCGACCAGACGCTGAAGGCCACGCAGTCGCTGGCGCAGGCCTTGGACAGGGAGCTTGGCATCACGGAGGGCGTCTGGATTCATGTACCGGGCAAGAAGTCTTCCCGCCCTACTCATGTCGCCATGGATGGGAAGAAATTTACTCTGTCCACTGGTCTTTGGGATTCTGCAGTGAACCGCTGGGTGAAGCCAGGAGAGCTAATCTGCTGCTACTGCAAGTATAGAGCCGTGGTTCCTGAGTCTTTGATGCTTCATCGTGTTGCCCAGCCTGTTTTCGAATAGAGGTGCTTTGATGAACGCCGTGCTCGAAAGATTCTGCCGCAAACTGGTGGTGCTGGATTGGAACATCTTCGCCATGGACGCCGACAAGTGGATTACCGTCCACCCCAACGGCTCCGAAGGCAAGGGCCGTCCTGCGCTCATCGACGGCGAGACGGGCCGCGTCAAAGGCGGCCGCGGCGAGCCGGATCACTGGGAAATTGACGGCGAGATCATACAGCCGGAGGCTAGCAATGGATAAGCGGATGACGGTTGACGCAGGGGATCTGCTCTACGAGCGCGGTTCCGACAGCGACCTTGCTGGAAACGAAGAAGCCCTCCGCTGGATACGGGACGCCAAAGCTCGCCAGGACGCGAGCTACAGGCAGTCTGCAGGGAAAGCCGAAGGCGCTCTGGACGGCTTCTGCCGGAAGTTCGCCTCTCTCGGCTGGACCATGGACAACGGCAGGAAAGTCTAGGATGAACGCCACCCTTCAAAGATTCTGCTCCAAGCTGGCCTCTCTGGGCTTCAGCGTCTTCGCGCAGGACAAGGCTCCCGCGAAGGACGGCTGGATCACCGTTCATCCCAACGGCAAGGAGCACAAAGGCCAGCACGTCGAGATCGACGATGAGACGGGTGGCGTGAAGAAAGGCTTCGGCGGCAAGTTCAAGGGCCAGAAGATTTCCGAGATCCGCTCCAAGTTCAGAGGCCCGCAGGTCAATCGTCTGACCGAGCGCCCCGACCGCAAGCCGAAACCTGCCCCCATGCGGACGCCTGCTTCTCAGACCAGCGCAGGGCAGAAGCTCCAGAGCCGCCTGCAGGACGTCCTGCAGAAGCGCCAGCAGGAGATGGCGAAGAGCCAGACTGCGCCTGAACCGGGAAAACCCAACGCAAAGCCTGACGGCGAAATTCGTGAACTTACCCCCGAACAAGTGCGCGACCGTGCAAATAGAGTCCCTCTCGAAGATATTGAAAAGAGAGAAGAGGAAATAAGCAACAAGATACAAGAATATGAAAAAGGTAGCCAAAATATTACAGAAGCTGAATTGAAAAATTTAGTTTTTGAAAAGATGATGTTAAGGGCAAGAGGGCTTGATCCAAATAGAAGGCTACCTTTTGTCGAACGGGAAATAGGATATATTAAAGAACGCAAAGAGCTTAGAAGCAAAGCCCCTGAAAGGAGAGCACACCAGAATCCAGAATCTGTTGCAGGCGTAAAGCGTGGCGCTCCTATGACGTTAAGCGATGCAGATGGAACGTCAGTAAATCCTAAGTTTAATGAGGGTGGCGATTACACCATAAACTGCCAGACTTGTACCCTTGCGTATGAATTAAGGTGCCGTGGTTATAATGTCGAAGCAAAGCCAAGAGGAAGCGAAGCGACAGGCGGATCTGGTGCTTTGGGTAAAAAGCTCGCTATGGCTTCCTACAGCGCGTATATCGACATAGAAACAGGATTGCACCCAAAACAAAAACGTATAGAATGCAAGGATACTAGGAAAAAATCAACATGCATGAAGATGCTTAATCAAATAGACAGCATAATGAAGCCTGGGGAAAGGTATGCTTTTAGATTAAGGTGGCCCAGACAACGAAACGGGCATATATTTAATCTAGCGAAAGACAAAAATGGCGAGTTCTATTTGATAGACTCACAGTCAGGCGTGTTTGCGGCAGGGAAGGAAGAGGCGTTCAATAAGTATTTTGCTAGATCAAGCAATATGAAGGACATATATATTTTTAGAACTGACAACACACAAATAACTCAAGAGTATCAGGAAACATTAAAGAGGGCAGGCGCATGAACGCCAAAGAGTTCGTGAAACAGTATGGTTTTTCCGACGCTCTCCTCATGGGGACGTGGAACGGCTACACCGTGTTTGTCGGAGAGATGGAAAACCCCGATGCCGCGACAGGGTTGCCTTTTTTCGTTCTTGAAAACGATGGGAGCGCCCGGCAGGCGAGAGGCGATGAGACGTGGGAGCTTATGAACGCTTTCCCTGATGGCCCGCAGAAAGAGGCTCCCGCCAAGGACGCCTCCCGTCCCGACACGCTCTCCCTGGACGCCGCGCCCTCCATGCGCTCCAAGGACGCCAACGGCTTCCTGCATGTTGCCAGCAGCAATATCTCCAAGGAGACCGTGAATCCCTACTACGGCAGGGAAATTCCCGGCTGGCAGGAGAAAGGCCTCGACCCGAACCACATCTTCTACGGCTACAGGGCGGGCGAGGAGCTGGCCAAGGCGGCCAAGACCTTCGACGGCCTGCCCCTGCTCATCGACCACCACATCGAAGACGCGGAGGACCCGCAGAAGGAGTACCGCGTGGGCTCCCTCGGCACGGACGCCAGATGGGAAGCGCCCTACCTCAAGAACAGTCTCATCGTGACGGACGCCGAAGCCATCAGGGCCATCGAGGACGGGCGCATGAAGGAGCTTTCCTGCGCCTACCGCTACGAGCCGGACTGGACTCCTGGCACGTTCGAGGGCGTCCCCTACGATTTCATCATGCGAAACATCCAGGGCAATCACGTTGCCTTGGTGGAAGAAGGACGGGCTGGCGCGGATGTCGTTGTGGCAGACGCCAAGCCCCGCGAAACCATCACCTCAAAAATGGAGAAGACCATGAAGGGATTTTTCCGCAGATTCCGCGGGGCCAAGGACTCCGACCCCGAGGTGGAAATGAAGGAAGTCAAGGATGCAAAGGGGATTGTCGAGCTTGCACAAGGTCTTATTGACCTCCACAAGACGAACCCCGAAACGGGCGAGATCATGGACGTGACGGAGGACGCCGACAAGGCCGAAGCCGTGATGGCAGCCGTGAACAAGATCGCCGCCAAGCTCTCCCCCGAAGAGGTGGAAGAGCTCACCAAAGCCATCCAGGCCCTCGGTATGGACGAGGAAGTCGAAGAGGTCGTGGAGACCGAAGATGACGACCTCGACACCGCCGAAGCCGTGAAGTACGGCGAGGAGAAGGAGCGCGACAAGCTCATGTCTGAGCATATGCGCGAGGACGAGGCGCAGGACGAGGACGAGCCTGTTCTGGACGAGGAGGCCGTCAAGGAAGCCGCCGACAAGTGCGGCATGGACGCCGAAGATCCGCAGTTCCAGCGTGCTTTCGCCGAGGGCGTCAAGTACGGCGAGAAGAAAGAAAAGGCCGAGCCCGAGCATCTTGACCGCCTGCACGAGTCCGAAGGCATGAAGAAGGCCATGGACGAGGAAGAGGTCAAGACCGCCATGGACGCCGCGCTCCGCGCCGCTTCCACCCGCGCCGAAGCCAAGGTCGTGGCGAAGTTCCGCGCCCTTTCCGCCGCCGCTTCTGCCGTCCGTCCCGTGCTGGGCGACATCGACCCGCTCGCCTTCGACAGCGCCGAATCCATCTACGGTGCCGCTCTCAAGGCGCAGGGCGTGGACATCCGCAGGCATCCCCGCTCCGCTTGGCGCAGCATTTTCGAGGTCTCCCGCCAGCAGGCCGCCAAGGCTAGCTTCGCGCAGGATTCCTCCATGCGCCGCGACTACTCCGGCGCTTTCGCTGGCCTCAACCGCATCAAGCGCGGCTAACATTAAAGGAGGAATAGCTTATGGCTCTCCAGACTTCCGTTGTCACGGCCGCGCCCGTTGCCGT